AATTGCTGGTGGTGTTGTCAGTACAGTTTTAAGCTGTGCTATGGCACTCTGTTTTTCTGTTTGATCTATTTTTTGATCTTTTTCTAGGTTATTGATCGTGTCAGTGACAATCCAGGAGTTTTGTTTCCAAGTGCTGATATCCGGATCACTGAATATTTTCTCTATCGCTTTCATCGCTTTTTGGTTTTTATATTTCGTTATGTAGGTTTTTAACTTTCCTATGGCTTCGCTTTGGTGTTTTATTATGTGGGCATCTTTGGCTTCAGATATTTGTATTAGTTTCATGTGTTTTTTCCTAGTATTATATTTTCAGTGAGACCAGTTGATTGATGTTTCACGACATTTTAGGAGATACCCATGAAGAGTTTTGCTGCATTGCTGCTGTTGGCTGGTTCCTCGACTGCTGTAGCTGGTGATTGCTGTCCTCAGTATTCCGTTGCATATGTCGAGGAGACCGTGGTGGTTAAGAAGCCTGTTTTGATCAAACGGGTTCCTGTCACTGAGGTTCGTGAAAAGCAGATCACTGTGAAGGAGACTGTAGTTGTTGGTTATAAGGAAGAGGTCGTTGAGGCCGTTCCTCATAAGACTAAGCGAAGTCTCCTTGGTGGGTTGTTTAAGAAGAAGGTACACGTCGGTTGTGCTTCTTGTGAGTGAGCAAACATATCTGATATATTGATTGTTCTAGGCTCAGGTTTTTAGGAACCTGGGCCTTATTTTTATTATGCAAAAATAAATTGACTGTTGGGTACAAACTAACGGAGGTTTATCATGTCCGCACAACCATTAAACACCAGCATTTCGGTCTTTCGTACGCTAAGAACTCGCCGTAACATTTCTCGTTACGACTCCGTAGCGGCCATCATTAAGAACCTGCGTCCGTTGGTTCTTGTGATACCTGGCTCGGAAATTACGGCAGGTGTCTTGACGCGCGACACAGCTACTAAGGATTTCAGCCCATACATGGGCCAGGCTGCTGCTGGTGTCAGCCGTGGATTTCCAATCGTGGTCGGCACGTTCAAGCAACTGAGCTTGACTGCTGGTATCGAAAACATTACGGGTGAAGACTTCGCTTTCCAAATCGGTAGCGACAGGTTCCTCAAGAACACTTCTGCCACCGTTCTGGCAAATGATCTGTTCGAAGATGCCAAGACAGCTCTGACTGCCTACGCTGACGTCGACTAATCAAAAAGAAGGGGCACAAATGTGCCCCTTCTTGTTTTCTTGATATGCCTAAAGGAGGATTGAATGGCCGCGAATATTGGTATAGTTAGGATCACGAATACAGGCGCCTCACAGGTTACAGCTGAGATTAGCGGTGGTAATACGGTGGCTAACGCTGACGATAACCATTACTCTGTGGCGACAACAAGTAGTAATCCGGTTCGTATTCCCGCAGCTGGAACTAATTACAGCTACTGGGTTTCAACTCGCCTTATAGCTTACACTAATCCCGCAGGTACTATCAATAATATTCGATGGTATACGAACGGAGCCAATAACTTTGGCACTGGTGTGGCCGCTATTTTTAATCAGTCTACAACATATCACCAAGCTGGTGGTACAGTAGGAACAAGCGGGACTCAATTAACGCTTGTTAATCATACGGCATTGCTGGCTGCACCTGTCGACCCATTTGGATATAGCGTTGCTGGCTCGCCATCGTTTCCGGTAACGGGATCGATCACTTTTGGTTCGGCTACACCAGCACAGTTTGGAAATTATGTCGTTTATCAGCTGAGTGTTGGAACGACTGCTCAGCCTGGTGCTACCGGATCTGCGACTTTCACATGGCTCTACGACGAAACTTGAGAATCTGAGGATTAGCAATGGCACGCACGATTCGCAAAGGTGATAGGATGTGGCTTGTTGGTCAAGGCACACCAACGCCGGTTCAGGCGACGGTCGTAGTTCTCACCAGCAGTGCTGCGAAGCAAGTTGGTATCGAATTCGACACACCAGTAGGTGTGCATAGTTGCGATGGGCATGGTAAACAGGGATATTGTCTTTGGGTTTGTTCTTGGGATGTGATGACAGACGAAGAATACGCCTCCAAATTAGCGGCTGATAGCGCTCTTGACTCCATAAACAGCCACGATTATCTCGAAGAATATACGTTCTAACAAATGGCTCCGCCAGAAATGGCGGAGTAATTTTATGAGAGGTCATAATGCGACTAGTGTGGCTTGCCAGATATGCAGACGGTCAATACGTGACACAAATGGGTGGTGTCCCATTCGAGAAGATGGGCAGACATAATCTAACAGAAATATCTTTATTAGCATCATCCACTAAGAAAATACTCACAATAAAGCTAAAACCGGGACAGATCGTCTTCTATAGACGCAGAGTCGCAATGCAATTAGGTGCTGAACCTCAGATAGTGCACTGTATAGGCTATAAGTGCAAGGCAAACAATTCAGGAACAGTGGCTTATGTGAAAGAAGATGACTGGCACGTAGAGTTTGATGGTTTTAAGTTGCCTTCGGATGTCGTAGAGGTTATTCCCGAAGAATTAGTAGAAATAACTTGGGATTAAAAATACAAACGGAGGAAATGAAAGATGAAGTGGACTCCGTTTACTGCACATATCAGCGTCACACCGATCCAAGGCAAGAGATTTGTACACATAAGGTCGCTGCAAAAACTTGCTGTCGAATTTTATGATACTTTAAGCCAAGAAAGTGATCTGAATATATCAGCTCCCGGCGGTGGACAATACGATAGCACAACAGGTTTCCATAACTCTGCAATGAGCCAAATGGCATTTGGATCAGCAATAAAGCCACAATTCGGTGATTACCCGGCCCAATTGATGATAACCGGATTCTATCATTCATCATCTGAAAACTTAGCTACAAATGAAGATATTAATATCTTCAGTGCTAATCAAGGTAACATTGGCTCGTTATTTGCACCACATGTTAATGTTCCAAAGTCTTATATAAATGCAGAAGTCAAGACGTTGAAGACCTTGCTTGATAGTGTCATAGCATCACCAAACCTTCCGTTATACGCTAATGCAAAGGTACACAGGCTGGATTACAGCGGCATAATCTTCGGAAACAGAGGTTTTCATTTCCCAAGATAAGAAGGTCAGAGATTTGAAAACTTTTACACTTGAATATGAAAAGTTAATAGAAGAAACGAAGCTGTGTAAGCGTGGCAAAGAAGCCGCTAAAAGAAAATACAAGAAATACCCAAGTGCCTACGCTAATGGTTATGCAGTACAAGTATGCAAAGGCACACAGCCTGACTCCAAAGGCAAGAAGCAGGCAAGCTGGAATGAAGATCTAAGCACATGGTTTAATGAAAAATGGGTAGACATCGGCGCAAAGAAAGATGGCAAACACCCTGAATGTGGGAGGCCAGACGCTGATAACCCAGACAGGAAGTATCCAAAATGCGTGCCATCAGCAAAAGCCGCAGATATGACAGACAAAGAAAAAGCAAGTGCAGCTAAAAGGAAAAGAAGTGGTGGTCAGGGAAAAGGTAAAGCACCCAAAAACGTTAAAACATGATAACTAAAATGATATATTCTCCGATAGTTGTTATTATGTCTACTCAAATTATAAAAAGGAGAAAACCATGGCTATCATCGGGCCTCAAGATTTACCTTCTGTTTTGAAATTAAATAGCGATCCGTGTAAGAAATATGTATTATCTAAGCTTGGCTACCCAAATGTCGCGGTAGAAATCCAAGAAGATCAATGGGAAACGATATTCAAGGTCGCTGGCGACTTTATCGCAGGATACTTCCCACGCGAGCAAAAGCTAGCCATGTTTTATACAACGCCTTTGAAAAATACGTATCCAATGCCTGCAGATGCATATTGGATTCAATCTTGTAATTGGGACCCACTTACAACCAGAATAGATGACGTGTTTGGGGCGGAGTCATTTCTTTTCAATATTGGTAATATATCTGGCATCCAAAACATACTTGTCGATTACCATCTTCTAGCCGCTTATAGAAAATTCTCCCAAAAAGTGCTTGGTACTGAGGGTCACTGGGAGGTGATTAATGAAGGAACAGGCACTGGTACCGGTGATAGCCTCTCTTCAAAAGATCAAAAAATAAGGCTATACCCGACTCCAAAGGGAGCCTTTCCGGTGGTTGTCCAATATATCCCAGTTGTGACTCATTTTAGATCACCGCAGGCAAGATACCTCACTTATGAAATGATGACAGCAGAGGCCAGAATTGCCCTCGGCGCTGGTCGTCGTAAAATCAATGGTATGCCAACACCAGATGGTGGAAGCATTAGTTATGATGGTGGTGAACTGGTAACCGAGGGTGAAGAAAAGAAAAAAGAAATCATTAATGAGGCCATTCTCTTAGGTGAACCACTAAGCGTTCATACGTGGTAAGGAGCCTGAGATGTCAAAAGTTTTTGAATCACACCAAATCGAAATATTGCCCGGCAATCGTCTGATTGTGCCAGGGTGTGAGCCTACTTCATATGTCTCAAGCAGAACTTTATCGTATGCTTATGCAAATGAGTTAAAATGTGGTAGTGGTTATGTGGTTTTAAAGGACGCTCTTGCTGGGATACCTGGGTCTTATGTTAAGTACGGGGTAGACTGGGGCAGGGGCGGCTGGAGAACTAGGTTCTTTGTATTCCCAGAGCAATCTAGAGATTGTCCTTGTAATAATCTTATTGATTATTATGCAATTTTGCGTAGTTTGGCTGTAGAAGATCAGACTGTGACTGAGAGCTTTGATTATTGTAAAATGAATGATACAGGTTTTTGTCCTTCTCCTGATTTTAAAGACATACCAAGCCCGGAACCAAGTCCCTACGTGACTGATGTGCAGGCTGGTTTGCTTCTCGGTGGCATATTGCCCCCAATCCCTCCTTGGCAGATAAAATCGTAATTTAAAGATACTCCAGAGGGAGTTTCTCATGTCTATTTATCAGTTTGGATCTGACATGCTTGGGTCACAGGGCTCGTTTGACGAAGCCGCTCCTGACTTTAGATCAGACACGGAAAAACAAAATTCGTCCCTATCGATTTTTAATTCTGAAGCTCCTGAGATAAAGACAGCTAGAACTTTAGCTGATGAGATGATCAATATCAGTGGCGCAGAAGTGAAAGTATTCGTCCGCACTGATAACGCTGATTATGATGTGGTTTGGGATGAAGATGCTGATCCCACTTATTGGACTTCTGAGCTGCTCAAGGCGTTCTTTAAGCCTTCACCCATAGAAACTGAATTGAAGAAGTGGGGTGCTGATTCTGTCAATAAAGCAGAAGTGGTTTTTAGCCATCGACAGATATACGGTCTCTTCGGTGACAGGATGCTGCGTACTGGAGATGTGATCCAGTTGCCATTCAATGCTGCTATGCAGGACAGATCACCGAGCAATTATAGGGTCATAAACGCTTCTCCTTCTGGGAATTTTCGATACACTTGGATTTATTTCACCTGTAATGTAGAGACGTTGAATGCTGATATTGCTGTGAGGCCCGCTGAACTACCTCCGATGGCTGAAGAGATCCAGGTTCATGCTAATGGAGCTTATCGTGAATCAATCTAATATTAAGAAAGCTTTGGCCATTGCTAGCCATAGGCTTATTAATAAGCTTGCGGCGAATATTTCTGCTGATTTTAAGGATTTAGGCTATTCTCCGAAGTTTGAGAAGTCTCCTAGAAGTGTGAGCGATAGTGTTCTGAATTTGGAAGCCAAGGTGGTTGGCAATGCTCAGGTTTTCACTAAGGAAGAACGTGATAGGCTGAGTGAATCTACTGTGGCTTATCTAAAAACTCTTCGTGACCCTAATGTAGTGATTGGAAAGCTGTCTTAACATGGGGACATATAATTTTAATTCTGACTTTTCGATCAAGTCACCAGAAGCGACCAGGGATTTACCTTTGGGGTTGGCTGAGATTCCTTCTGTTAGGCAATCAAGTCATTCTGAGGGTGGCAGAACAGGCATTGGTGGTAAGGATTTAGAGACGTATCCTTATCATCTTGAAGAGTTTTTAATGCCTGGGTTTAGATCTTTGGATGATGCTATAAAACAATATTTTTCAGGTATTAGGGTACCGACCAAAGACAGTTATAGATTCATGCGTGTGAAGATTTCGGGTGGTGATAAGAGCATTTTGATATGGGCTGATGATTTAAACGAGGGTCGTGTGAGATTGCCTTTGGCTGCTATTACTCGTGAGAGCTTTGAGTTTAATCAAGACAAGTTTAGTCCTACTTATCATTCTATGAGTTTCAGATATATGAACAAGGCTGGTACTCTTGCTGCTAAGTATTACCGTCCTGTGCCTTTTCTAGTGAAGTATTCTATGATAGTCTGGACTGAGTTTAAGCGTGATGCTGAGTATGTGAATTATCAGATCGCGACTAGGTTTAATCCCATAGCTGAGTTCAGGATGTTTGATGCTCATTTGGCTGGCAATGTACAGTTAAGGTTTGAGGGTGGCTCTGATGCTAGTGATAAGGAGACTGGGTTTGATCAGCAGGCTAATGTGAGGTATGAGTTTTCTTTTACTGCTGAAGCTTGGTTGCCTCTGCCGCCGAAGTTAGTACCTACAGTATTGGGAACTGTTGGTGTTATTGGTGAGAGATCTGGTGATACTCTTGCTCCTTCATCGCAGTACAATGCTACTATTTGGTCAGAACCTTTGAACTGAGGCACACATGGCTATTTCCGACGAGATTAGAGTTTACAATTGCAGCCGCCAGATGATTTCTCTGCAAGTTAGACCTCCAGGAACTGAGTTCTATACTAATGAGAACCAGGTGAGGTTAGCGCCAGGCAAAGATGCTTTGTTACCTAAAGACCATCTCATGATGGATCAGATTGAGAACTTGTGTAAGCGTGGATTTCTTAAGGTGGTCTTTGATAGCAATTCGCAGGCATGATGATTTAAGGTGCTGCCGAAGGCTACGCAAAGATACATCAGATCGCCTATGAGACTGATGGAGTACGCACAATGGCAGTATATTTAAGTCCGGGTGTTTTTCCAAGAGAGATAGACCTTAGTGTCTTGCCAGCTGCTGTAGGCCCCCTACGCCCAGCTTTTGTTGGCACCGCTCAACGCGGTCCTCTGAATACACCAACATACATTACAACGGCGCAACAGGCTCTCGATACGTTCGGTGAGCCTTTCGTTGAAAGCTATCTGATGTATGCAGTGCTTGCTTACCTTGAAGAAGGTAACCAATGTTACGTGGTTCGCGTCGGTGTTGAATACGAGGAAGGTCTCGATGAAGCTTTAAGCTCCGTCGCAATCTCCGCAGACGGCTCCAAGGAGTTCGGCTGGGGCAGACTCGGACTATTCACTGGCATTGACTACGGAAGAATAAACCTACGACCGGTGACAGCTGAAAACCCATTGGTTTTCCACGACGCTTACGTCACCAGCGAAGCCGGCTTAAACCAAGCCGATTACAAAGACGCTGTTTTTAGCCTCACAGATGGGGCTACTGACGCTGAATTAAACATTAGCGGGACGTTCACTGGAGCTGAGGAAGACTCTTACCTGCTTGTGATAACAGGTGCACCAACCAGTATCACGCCAGGTCTCCAAATCGAAGGTGCCACATATTCCATCTATAACAAAGCTGGTCTTGTAATTGAAGGCACACTGACAGAGAATACAGCAAGCGGTATTTCCGGCCAGTTCACAATTGGTGCGGGCCTGACCGGTGTTATCACTCTTAATTCAGGTGTGCTGGACGTAAATGACACGTTTACGTTTTATGCTAATCCCAACAACAGGCGTTTTACAATATCGGTCGAGGGCGTAAATTCACACGAATACATCATCCCAACGCCAATTGTCGCTACTCAGACCACGCCTAGCACAGCAAGATTCGAGACAGTCGCTAGCTTTGTCACTGCAATGAGCTCTTTGGTTAAAGACAATTCATTTGTCGCAGATTTCGATTTCGTAGTAAATCAGGTATTGATCGACGATGTATTGACTGATATTCCTTCTTTGATCACCGATCAAGGCGGGCAATGGATTCAAGTAAAAGGTACGGCTGGGTTCGCTCTCGAAGTAGGCACACGACAATACGCCTATGACATCCCAAGAGCTCACCTCCTAGCCACCGATAACGGTCCTTATAATATCACCAATGCTAACAATCGCGTTAAGATCAACGTGGTCGGCAAAACCGCTACCACATCGGTTACATTTAACGTCCCCTTGGGAACTGGCGTTAACGCTGTTCCTACCGATAGCCTTGTGGCTGCTATTAACGCTGCTGGTGTCGTGCCAGGCGGTACGCTCTTCAATGCTCTGAAATTAACAGCTCCTGGTGGACGTGAATACACGCTCATCCTGACTACCGTTGATAATGATCAAGATGCATTGGTG